CGATCCATGATCGGATTTAGTGTGCCCGAACTATCCGTTGAAATTGATCCGTTGGCGGAGTAAGCAAAATCATCTGTGCGAACGGCAATCGCACTTTTTGTTTGACCAGATGCTGACACACTAGAAGCAAAAGACGCCTGACTATTAAAGTTCGGAGGCGAACTATACACTCCCGTAACCAGCAATGTAGAATTATTTCTGACCGCAGTAATACCTGCTGCTGCTCTAATTGGAGCTGTAATCCCGTAGACTCCGTGAGTTCCATTAAACGGAGAAACCTCATGAGAGCAGAAAACAGTCCCGCTGCTCTGGTTGTACATGTACAAGAAGTTATCTCCCGTAATCGTGTGCAAGTCTTGCGCTCTCGCTGCGGCAACGGCAGCGGTCGTCGGGATGTAGCTGGTTGCGTTTAGTCCGGCTTCAAGTTGTGAGCCCCATAGGATGATGCCAGAAGTACCATCTCCAGCATAATTAAATGTAGTTCCATTAATACCAGCTGAAAAATAAACCCTTACAGTAGTTGAAGCTGCTGTAAAAGTAGCTGAACATCTAAACCAACCATCGGGAAATTTTTGTATAGACGCTGTCCAATCAGTTAATGTCGATGTAACTGAACCATTTCCAGTTAATGAAAATGTAGCGCCAATAGGTTGTGGTGAAGATCCAATATTTATACCAAATCCAGAATATCCATCTGGTTTTACAAAAACTGAACAAGCATATGTTGTTCCTGAAACAACGGTAACTGTTGGTCTATCAATCCGGTGATCGTTATTTTCGGTGGTTGGTATTAACTTTTCTGCGCTTTGTACTCCGTCTGGACTTATATGAGTATTAGCTACTGGTTGTGATACCAATCTAATTGGGGTCCAATATGTGCTTTCATTAAAAGCCTCGCTTCTCAATAGTATGTTTGTCCTACTCTGCTCGATCAATGTACCCAAACACCTGCCTGTAACTGGATCGTGCGTGATGCGCTGCCCACGATAAGACACGACCCAATTTGATATAACTGTTGATCCAACCCTACTAGTGACACGTAGAGTAATTGTAGTGTCTGTTTTATGAATTAAAACGCCGGTGACATGGGATTGCAATCCAATTTGATCGTCTCCATCAGAGTCTACCATCACTGAAACAACCGAATCATTTAACCATCCAACAACACTCCCAGATGGAACATCAAATACTACAACACCAGCAAGTCTTGTAGATAGTGGTCTGATTGGAGTATTACTTGTAGTTTTTCCAACAATTTGTCGATTTTCATTTACGAATGTGCCTGAACTAGCACGAGTAAATGTTGGAGTTGGCCCGACACGAGGCACATTTGTCCTGTCTACCGAATACTGGATGTCCAAAGACGGGCCATAGACACGTCTGCGTTGTTGTGGAATAATATGCTTTAGATCCATTTAGATAAAATCCCAAATATTTGTGTCTACCTTTTTAATCGCAAAGTTTTGGTCTGCGAGAATAGTCGGTGCAAGAGAACCTCCATTAATTGTGACACCAGATCCAGCAGCCAAACTAATTGCCCCAGCAGTTGAGCCACGACGAAAATAAATTGTTGTTCCAGCAGTCCATGGAACAACTGATTCTGGAGGAACTGTAATAGATGTTTGTGAAACATGAGTACACCGAATGTATTGATTGGTATCAGTCAGCGCAAGCGTACGAGCAGTTGTTGTCTCGGTAATAATAAGAGACTCAATTGACGGACCAACCGCTCCAGTAGGAATAACAAAATCTAATGTCTGATTGGGTGCAGACCCAGTAATTGTGGCAGAGGCTACACCAATATCACCGACAGTTACAGTACCAATTGATAGTGTGTTTGCCGGTCCTGCAGGGCCCTCCGGTCCAATTGATTGAATAATGACGAGAATCGGATCATTGTTTGAGAAGTTAGTTGGACTGCTGCCATAAGAATCGATAGTCACTGGAATCTCTACATAGTCATTTGGTATAATAGTTGGAGTGCCAGAGATCAAAAACTTTTGATAAACATCAGAATTTGAACTTGACTGAACTATTATATAGTCATTTGTCTTAAGTAAAGCAAGAAATACATCATAGTCATTATTATCACTGCCGATATGACTGACATTGATTGTAGTGGCGGCTATTTGTGTAGCAGTGTCCCAAGTGACAAATGTTGACAACGGATCCCCACTAGTTGATGTAGTTTTAGCAAAATAAGGAAAAGATGAAGATGATAGACCAGTTGGTCCTTGTGGGCCAGGCTCTCCGGTGTCCCCTTTGTCCCCCTTTTGAAGCACAAAATTAAGAGTTTGATTTGGACTTGTACCAGTAATAGTGACTTCAGGAGTTGAACCAGAAGTTACAGTTCCAACAGATAAAACATTTGCTGGGCCAGGCTCACCTTGAGCACCAGTTTCTCCAGTAGCGCCAGAGGCACCAGTGTCACCTTTCGTGGCGAGCAGTTGCCAATAGGCAGAACCTAGAACTGGATATTGTGGTGCTTCAGTGTCGAATGTATAGGCTGTATAGCAATACCAAGTAGACCCAATATAGGTCACGACGTCGCCAACTTCAAAGACTCCTCCGTCAAATTTTGTGACGACCGGAGTGCCACCCTCAGACGTTGCTGGATTCCAAAACGATACCAGTTCAGGAGAAGCAACATCTTCAAAAGAGTACCAAGCAGCATAAGTAGGATTGTCTTCGACAGAATATAAAACCCACGCATCTGGATCACTTAATGTTTGCCAATAACAAACCATATTGCCTGATCTGTAACTTGGCTTACCATTTAACTCTCCATCGTATACCAAATCAGGAAATACAATTGGGATATAGTCGGGGTAGGGACCTATTAACTCACCAGATATGTTGATAAAGGAAGGAAAAGCGCCTATAAAGTTCCAAAGAGCATCTTCTCCTGCAGGTCCAGTCTCGCCCTGAATACCTTGTTCGCCTTGCGGTCCAATTTGGCCTTGAGGACCCTGAGGACCAACTAAACTTGCTAACCACTGTGCTTCAGTTCCAACAAATCCATTAGCCACTGCAACTTCATATGCGCTATCACCGTCTTCTCCTGTTCCACCGCCACCACCAGTCGTCCCAACCCATTTTTTACTTGCTGCGTCATATTTAAGATATGCGCCGTCGACCTTTGCACTTGTACGATCAACATCATTTAGTCGACTCAACCATACTTCACCTCCACCACCAATTGTAGAGAGTTGAGTGTTGACCATGCTCTGCCAATTTTTAAAAGTCTTTTCTGACTTGTCAATATAACTATCGACATTAGTTTGTACCTTTTCTATAAAAGGATCAATGATAGTATCAATGTCAGGTAATATTGCATCTTTTCCTGGAGGACCTTCTGGTCCTATAGGTCCTTGAGGTCCAATCTCGCCTCGTTCTCCGGTATCCCCCTTCTCGCCCTTTTCACCTTGAGGTCCAATCTCGCCTCGTTCACCAGCATCGCCTTTTTCACCTTGAGGTCCAATCTCGCCTCGTTCTCCGGTATCCCCCTTCTCGCCCTTTTCACCTTGAGGTCCAATCTCGCCTCGTTCACCAGCATCGCCTTTTTCACCTTGAGGTCCAATCTCGCCTCGTTCTCCTTTCTCGCCTTGTAGTCCTATTGGTCCGACTTCTCCGCGATCACCTTTCTCGCCGCGTTCACCAGTAGGTCCCATGGGTCCAACTATACCTTGAATACCTTGCTCACCACGTTCGCCGTCATCCCCCTTCTCGCCTTGTGGACCAACCTCGCCTTGAGGTCCTACTGGTCCTTGAGGTCCAACTTCGCCACGTTCACCCCTTTCACCGATTGGTCCTTGCGGTCCTACAGGTCCAACATCGCCTCGGTCTCCTTTGTCACCTCGCTCGCCTCGAGGTCCAACTTCGCCACGCAAACCTTGCGGTCCAATCTCTCCACGACTACCGGTCTCTCCTTTCGCTCCTCGCTCACCTTTCGGACCAGCGACCGCTTCAACCAAAGCAGACGCACTCTCAAGCGCGTCGATCTTTTCTACAATTGGTTCTAATTGCTTTTGAAGTTTTTTGTATAGAGCGACTGAGAGTAGATTGCTGTTAACATCATCAAGGTCGGGCATAAAACTATTCTTCTAAGATTTTAGTCATACTCTCAATCATTTTTAATTGAGCTTCATGAATTTCTTCTTTATGACTATTATCTATATATGTGTCGTCTGCAGTACTTTCAAAACTCATCGACTCTTCTTCACCGCTAGTGTCTGTTGGTGTCGCCTCTTCTGCTGGTTTTTCTTCAGAGATCTCAGCATTCATCTTTTCAATTTCATCATCAGACTGATTGAGAATATTGCTACGAACCCATTTATCACTATAATATTTGCCAATATGACTTGAAACGGTATCAAGCATCGACACGCGTTCTCTCATAATTTCAAAGTCTTTTAACTCGCTGAAAAAGTTGTCTTCAATATAGTCGATACTAATATTCTCTTTGATCTCAGACCAATCTTCAGGAGTGATGATTCCTTTTAAGAGTAGTTGCATACGCAACGTGTCGATAAAAAGAATTGCAAACTTTTTACGTAGCCGGTTGATAAACTTTTGAAACTTTACCTCTTCGCGAGATATTTCGCTGACTCGTCCCATATTAAAACCAGTCTCGCCCTCAAGACGATTAACCGGAATGTTTAGTGAACGATAGAGTTTCTTTTGGAAAAAGATTACGTCTTCAATCTGGCTAAGATTGTCACCGCCTGGAAGTGTAGTAATTTCTGTTCCACGACCACCTTCACGACGAGGCAACCAAAAATCTTCAAGCATACTCATGCTCTTACGATCGTCACGAATCTCGCCAGTGTTTGCATCATAAATGAGCTTGTTACGATATTTAGCCATAATACCTTGGACATATTCCTCAGCTTTACCTTTTGGCAAGTTACCAATATCAATATAGAATATACGGCGTTCAGGCGCACGAGAGATACGATAGATGACGAGTGCGTCTTCCATCATACGTAGTTGATTTACAAGCTTTACGCTCTTATACAAATATGATGTCGAATATTTGCCACTCTCGTCAAGTATTCCAGACGGCACGTAGACTACAGTGTTAGGGTCAATCTTTATACCACCAGCTCCTGTAGAACTTGAAAAGTCTTCAGAATATAAGAAATATTCTCCAGTAACCTCAGCAGTCTTTACGCCAGTGACTTTATCAATCTTGTTTGTAATCTCTTTAATTTTTTTGATTTTAAGAGGATCAATTGCGCGAATTTCTTTTATGCCTTCTTTTGGTTTTTTGGTGTCTATCAACAAATGATAATAGAGTTTGCCGTCAATATACCAACGGCGAAAAATATCATAGCCATTATAGTTAAATGACAATAACTTTAATATAGTATCAAACTCTTCACGAATCTTTTTCTTGATGCTGTCAGGCTGATCAAGTTTGTCTAAAACAATATTAACTGGAGCCCCATCAGAATCAGATACAATTGTAGCGTTTACAATGTCGGAAATTGCCGTATCACATTCAGGCTGAGTTGCAGCGCTACGACATTTAAGTACAATATCTTTCTCGTTTGTAAGTGATGCGCCATCAATGTCAAGTATTTGGCCATAATAACCAGCAGCATTACTTGACGTTAAAATGGAAGTACCGTCATTCTCAATTGGTGTAGAGAATGACGGTACTGCTGAGCTTTCAGAAGAATTCTTCTTGTCAATTATTTTCGATATTTCATATCCAAACAACTTCATAATATAGTATTTATATCAAATTAAATATTTGTATCATCAATTACATTAGAATCCTTAGATGTCCAATATTGATAATTAAATTCAACTGTAAATTCTTCGACAGTATCATTTGTTTCGTAATTTAATTCGATTGCACTTATATTTGTTGGATATGCGTCATGAAGCGTGTAACTTTTAACAATATTTTGTTCATAGTCCAATTGATCAACATATACATCAATCATGTATGCTAAACTTGCATAGTCTTTGGTATTTGATGAATTTCTTGAAATCAAATTCATCCATGACTCAAGTTTATTTCTAACATTCATATCAACATCGTTGATAACAGTTATTGTCCATGGTTCATATGTACGATCTCCTGCAATTTTTAATTTACGGCCGCGAAATGGAACTTCAATTGTTCCAAGTACACTTCCAGGCAATGAAGCACCTTTAACCATAAGTGTATCAGTTACTGCATTACCACCAATTCCATTTATTGGAGACACAGAATTTGTCGTGTCAGTTGGATAATTTATTCTTACTTGGAATAAATTAGGTCTAGCTCCACCAATGAAATTTGATTTAAAATTCGATATGCTTTGTTTCATAATAGTATTTTCTTTAAGTATTTATATAATTATTATAAATTAACCAGCAATTTCATTAAATGTAACGCCAGAACGAGTAGCAATAAAGTTTAAAGATATAAAATTAATTGACCTAACTGGTTTAATATAGATATCTCCAACAAATTTATTTGTATCAATGATTTGTGATGTGTTGTTTGTAGTGTCACAAACAATACGATAATCACTAATGCCTCTACGGCCACGAATGTCTCTTAAAAACGGTTCGACAGAAGCAACAAATGCTGTTCTAGTAAATTCATCATTGATTTCAAACAATTGATTTTTAGCATAACGCTTAACTGTTCTTTCAACAATATTAAATAGACGACGAACATTTATACGATCAAACGCAGATGGTTTTGATAGTGCAGTCTTATCGCCAAACAGTACTATACCTTGACCTGGGAAAGACACAATTGGATTAATTCTATTTTTATAAAGATCATCTCTTTCTAATTGTGTAGGATTAAATGCCAATTTAGTCACTCCACGAAGTTGACCGCGGTTAAGGCCAGCTGGGGAAAACCAAGGCTCTGATATAAGATCAGTGTTTGCACACAGACCTGCCATGTGGCCACAAGCTGGAATCCAAGAATAATTGTCTTGATATTTGTTATAGACATACAGCGGAGTGCTGTCAAATACAAGATAACTGCTGCTTGGCACACTTGCAAATTTATTTAATACTGCAGTTTTCTTAGCATCATTTGTTGTTATAGATGAAATGCTAGTAGGAGCAGATATAAATCCAATCATGTCTCTACGATTTTCTACAAGTTCATAAATTTTTGAATCAACTGAAGTATCGCCATCAATTTGTTGTGCAAATATATAGTTAATGTCTAATAGATCACGATCAACATACTCAATTACTTCTAAAGCAGAGATAACATCTGCTGCTAGTGTAGTAGTTTGACCAGTTGCACGATCTTTACCACCAACCAATGTAAAATCAATTAAGGCTCCGGCATTAATAACTGCACCGCTAAAATTGAATATATTAACTGCACCAATTAAAACATTATTTGTATAGTTGTAATTAGGAATTAAATTACTGTGAATTTTTGCATGAACATTTTCTGTTGCAGTTAAATCTAATATAACATTAGCAGCTGTTCTTGTAGTTGTAGTAGTACTGTCAGCATCACCTAAAGCAGCATCACTTGTAGTAATTTTATATAGTTCATCGATATATGCTGTAAATGTGTATGCGCGACGTGCTACGTTGTTTACTGTAAATGTATTACCAGCATCTGTATTTAATGCATCAATAATATCTGTTATTGTATGAGCATCATTATACACTACAACAACATCCATACTAAATGATGTCGTGCTAGGATTTGTCACATTAAAGTCAACAGTTGGATCTCCAGTTAAGTCTGGATTAGAAGTTAATATAAGCCTACAACTATTACCAGAAAGGTTGGTATATTGAGAATCTCTAAATTGTATGCCAATTTTTATATTTTTATTAATAACAGTATTACCACTATTAATTAAAATTTCGTCATCACCATTTATAAAACCAGTATTTGCTACAGTAACTTTTGTTGCAATTGATGTAGAAGCTTCAGTTATATTTGCATTACCATTACGTGATATAAGTGTAGTAGGAGAGTCTAAAGCAATTATATCAGCATTGTTAAATATAAAATCTAAACTACTAATATAGATGTAATTAGAACCTCTATTTACTACATCTCCATACCATAATGATGAGCCATTTTCAGATTTTGCGTCTCTTACAAGAGAAAGACCTTGATATTTTTCAAGAACTGCTCCTGCCGTTCCAGAAATTTTACCATATCTGTCAATTACTAAAATATGAATTTCGTCTTTTATAGAAGAATTAATATTTTCAACGTATGAAGTAGTGTCTGGTTTATAATCAAAATATGAAGCAAACTCATTATTATAATCAGTGGTAGAAAGATCATAATATGCAATTTTTACTTGAATGCTATTGCCTAATTCACCAGGATAACGAGCATATATTGTGCTTGGTAAATCAGTAAGTGTTTCAAATTGTTCATAATTTTGAACGTTAAATGTAGTTTCTAAACCAATAGAACCAGTAACGTGACGTGAAGTGTTTGCACCAGTATTTAAAGTGCGTACTACACGTAAAGCTTCTCCATATTTTAAAAAGCTTGCAGCTGTTAAAAATGAATTTGCAATTGATTTATTGCGCGTAGGAGTACCAAATATTGAACCAAGTTCCTTTTCATTGCTGACAGAAACAATTTGGTTGTATGGCCCCCAGTTAAAATCACCAGCATATCCACCAATTGAGGTAGAAAGAGCTGGGACTACGTCAGTGCGGTCGATTTCGTTTATTTCGACTCCAGGCGATGTTAAGAATGACATATATTTTTTATTTTCAGTTGATGTTAATTATAAGTTGTAGGCACATAATAAGAAAATTTCAATCTATTCGTATTTATAAAAAGTCACCTTTACAACACATTCCACTCCTGAAGGTCACGTATTTGTGTCTCATAGTGTCGAGCACTGCTATTTTCAGACACGCCATTATTTGTTAATATAGGAAACGGCAAGGAGTCTTCTTCCATTTCTTTGAGTTTTTCGCTGTATAGGAGGTCTTTTAGTTCTATAGCACTCATGCCACCAAACGCATCAGTACTCACAAACCATGCAAAAAGTACAAGATTCATAACCATATCATCATGTGTGTGGCCGCGTGCAGAATAGCTTTCTCCCTTTGGCTCAAAACTACTAAGTTCACTTATTGTGTCTGCATCATATATCTGTAGCTTTCCGCCTTCTATAAGATCTTTGAGGTTGCTACATCCAATGCGTTTTACACGTTTTGTCATAGTGACTCCAATGCCACTACTTTTTACTGCGCTTTGCACAAAAGTATTGTCATATTCATAGTCATAATAGATTGCATTACAAACAACTTGTCCCGCATCATTATTTTCGATAATTACAAGAGCTCCATTATAGATTTTTGCAGCACGAACTATTAGTTCTGGAAACATAAGCGGAGATATCAAATTATCTCGATAGGTACAAACTTGAACAAATGACTGACCTTCTCCAGTTATATCGAATATTGTAAATGTGCTATAATCTTGTCCTCTTCCTTTGCTAACGTCTACAGTCATAATATAGTCATGACCTTCAATAGGTTCGACATAATATTGAATGCCATATTGAGTCTTTAATGGAGATCGAGCTTGTAGACCCAACAACACATCAGAACTTATGAGCGTTTGCGAACTGCCAATGAAATCGCATGAAAATTCCTGACGAAATTGAAGTTCACTGCTGTTTGCTATAGTTTGACGTTTCCATTCTTCATCCCGGCCGGGAACATCATTCCACTTAATTGTAAACGGCTTAAATTCATTTGCACTCTGTATTGCACCTTCCCATAGTTTATAGAACATATTGCCTATTCCATTAGGTGTGCTTGTAATTATAACTTTTGTGTCCTTACCAGATGAAATAACAGGATATACACCAGTGTAAAATTCACTAGCATTATCTACAAATGCAAATTCGTCAAGAAACAATAAAGAAATACTCATTCCACGAATACTTGAACTAGAAGTCGCCGCAGAAATTATACGAGAATTATTTGAAAAATCAATATTTCCTTTGTTTAATGCTTTGCAACCAGGTTGCAACCAAAATGGTAAATTTTCAAGCATAAGAGAAATACGAGATAACATTTCTCGTGCAGTAGCTCCTTTATTAGCTAAAATTGCTATTGTTTTTTCACTATGAAAAAGAGCATACCATAATAAGTAACCACATGTAGAAATCGATTTGCCGCTCTGGCGACAAGCTAATACAATATTAAATCTATTTGAATTATATGCATGAAATATTTTCCGTTGATAACCATATAATTTAAATGGCACTAGGCCTCTATCCAAATGAATAACCTTTAGATACGTTTCACAAAAGTGTATAGGATCTTTACTACACTTGATATATTCATCAATTTGTTCTTTTGTAAAATTAATATTAACACCATCCCGCTTAATATTAGGATTGCCTAAATACCCATTATCTTTTGTTTTTTGATTATCATTTATCATAATGTAATTTTATTTCAGCTAATTTATTTTGCAAAAATTCATCATCTTTAACCGACCAACCAGAACCCAATTTTATTCTATATTTTTTACATAATTTTTTTATTTCAATTACTATTGGCCTATTAATTTTTTGCTTACGTAATACATTTCTTTTTTCTTGTGAAACTTTGCCAATAGTATTTTTCCAATCACTCGATAATTTAGTTTCGCTACATTTTTTATTTGCTAATTCTTGATTTCGCGTTTGTGCTGCTTTTAATGCTCGTGGTTTAGCTATATTTTTTCTCCAATCTAAATTTGACATAGTATTTTTCATTTTTTCTAAACCTTTTAGCCAATTAGTTTTTCTCCAATTCTCATCACTATATCTAGAAAGAGCTTTTTGAGAAATTTTATCAGCCACACCAGGTATATAATTGGCATTTATAACACCATATTTATCATACAACAATTGTGAATATTCTATAGTCCCAAATGAAGGACATTTTAGATCGTTGTTATGACAATTATAAAATTTTATATTATTTGCGGCATCTACTTTTTTTAAAAAACGTGTTTCATAATTATATGCTTGTTGAGCACTATCAAAAACTTTTGTTTTTCGTATTATAAATGAAGTTATACCAGTTTTTTCAATAATTTTATTGATTATTGATGATGAAGTACAATACCCCTTGTCCTTTAACAATAAAGACACATCGCAATCTTCACGCGAATATTTGCTTCCAGCATAATATTTTTTACTATAGACATTTTGTATAATATAAAAATATGGCATAATTATTATACATCAAGTGTTTCATCGTGTGAGCCTTTTAATAATTTTTGAAGTTCAGTCGTGGTTCCAACAAAAATTGCATTGTTTGTAGTAGACCCACTTGAGGACTCTTTGCCCTTTGGTTCACCCTCTTGAACAATCTTTTTACGTTCTTTTTGCAAAGTTAGCAGTTGACCATTTATGTCTGCTGCGGTCTTTATCATTCCGGCAAGCACCTCAAACGCGCGAGGGTGTTCAGCATCAGAAGCAAGGGCATGCATTGTACTTATTGCCTCATCACTCGTATCAATAAGTTTTTTTATGCGCTCACGAGCAAACTTATAGTCTTCTTCGGCATCAAGTATTATCTCATTATTTGATGGGCCAACTGGAGCCCCGGATGTCAGCGCAACTTCATGCTGTACTGGCACAATATTTTTTTCTAATGACGCCAATATTGTATTTTTGTCTTTTTTCATAGTCAAGGATCATCACTAAAACCATATGTAGTAATTATAGTATAGTCTTCAGGCGTGTCATTTTCAGGATCACCAAGTTCCACTCGAACTCCGTCAACTGGTATTGCATCCGGCGTTATTTGAGTGTCATACAAGTCAATATCAACAAGTTTAATAATTTTAGCTGGACCGCCTTGCACGCCAATAAACTTAAATTTAATATCAAACTCTAGACTATAGATTATAGTGCGACGACTATTTTGAAAATCTCCTTCATAGTCATCTTGAAGCGTAGTACTGGTTAATACAAAGGGAACATCGGACACCGATCCAGGGCCCTCAAGATCTTTTATTGCAACGCTATACTCAGGCGTAAAGTATGGAACAATTTGTTCAAAAATTTGAAGTGCATCATCTTGGTGATGCGCAAATATATTCAACTGCATGCCTATGCGATAAGGAGTAGCCTGATATACTCGTGTCTTACTGTCAGTTGTGCCTTCAACTGGATACAACGTGCTATTAAGACGATTTAATTTACTTGTAGAGTCATATGAAAGCGACGTAATTTCAAAACTCATGCGAGGCAATTGAATTGCGACATCGCCATTCTCTTCATTGTTTTGATTTGCAAGGCGCGTTAAAAACTTTTGACGTGGTCCATATGAAATTGGCACACGCTGCACGCCAGTCATTTTACCATTAACCTTTTTTGCGATAGAAATATTATTAAAAAGTGTGCCAAATACAGCCACAATCTTTTTAAGATTTGCATTATAATAATATGAGTTGCTTAACATAATCGTTAAATTGGGTCTCCAAATGGGTTGCTTTCGCTAAAGTCAATAAAGTTATTGCCTTCTATATCAAATGAACTGTTTTGAGTTAGTGCATCATTTTCAAATAACTCTTCATCGCCAGACATCAATCCAATTAGTGAAGTTATTGTTGATGTTGTACCAGATGTTTGACCGGTAAATGTAGTGTCAACTGTAAGTGAATGAAACTCACCATCATCAAATGTTAGAGTACCGACACTGAGTATTGTGCCATCATCTGTATGCGTATAACGAAGTGCTTCAGCCTCGCCAGTGACTCCAGATGGCAGAGTTATTGTTAGTGTTTCTCCAAGAGTGTGTAACTCATTATCAAATTCGACAACTGACCGATAGGTTTGGCTGTGCGCAACTTGAATATTATCAATTGCAGCAACACCAGTGTCAATTTCTTGACCACTATATTCAAACAATTCACAAACAAGTTTAAATGTTGGATTGTTTCCTTTACTGCGACCGCTGCCTCCAAGTTGGAAAAATGGATTTTTGTCCTCAACAAATTTAATCTCAAATAGACCGCCAGTGAGTGGTAGATATATAAGATCTCCTTCACGCGGCCGAACAGAATCATAGGTATAGCCATGACGTCCTATAAGTGCATTCCAACGTTTACGACTGCACACAAGCGTGACCTGATCACGTATTTCAAGACCAAACTTGGTCATAAGGTCGCCGTCTCCTTCAAACCCATCAACACTTTCAATATACATTTCAAGTGAAAATGACTTGTCAAAGCTAGAAATTACATCCTCATTTAAGATAAAATCATGTTTTACAATTTTACGAGGAATATAATAGACATCATGCCCCATAATTTGCATAGACTCAACCAGCAAATCTTCAAGGAGGTTTTGCTCAGATCTATAGGCTTGACTAAAATATACACTACGAGGCATAATAATAATAATAATAAACTATACGAGATTAACCGAGAAAAAAGTCTGGGGGCATTTGATATTTAAGATCAAAGTCAGTCTCAATCTTTTCAATATCATTAAGAGCGTCTTCATAAATAGCACGACCATTTATAGTCACTCCACCTGGCAGCTGCATGCCTTCGAATTTTAATAAGTTGATTCCCCATTGACGCTTCATCAATGCTGTAAGATACTTTTTAAGCAACATGTCATTATAGACGTCAGTATAGGTATTCGGATCAATTGTTTGATAGCCTTCAATAATGATGTATTGACCAACCTTTACAAGTGTTTTCCAGTCGTCTTGAATGCTCAAGCGATTCATATGACGAGTAAATGTAATTTGTTGCGAATTTCCAGTAAGCACAAGCTCAATAGCATTCATATACTGCTTTGTCATCTCATAGTTTACAAGTGACTCTGGGTTGCGTAACCCATAGAGGTCATTTAAAAACAACTGATATTTTACACTAAACATGTCAGCAGCGTCTCCAGTTGCTAGGTTTAGGACTCGAAGTACACTAATAAGTTGATCAGGCAGTGTAATATAGTTGTTTGTGTAGTCTGCTTCGGTGACCTGATGTTTAATAAATGTACGAACTACTGCATCACTATGATATTCTTGATAAAACTGAATCGCTTCATCAATACGATCTTCAATCTGATCTTCGTCAATATTAATTTCAAGCACTGGCGCACCAAGTGCTCTTAAACAATAGTCTGCTAATTCTTGACGTGATGCTGGTTTTGCCATAATATATTATTTATAAGACTATTATGGAACTGCTGGATAATTAGTTGTCTTCACATATGAGGAAGTAATCTTTGCGGCAGAGAAACCATTATTCCATGTTGTTACCAACCAAGGACGGCCTTCATAACTATAAGCTCTGGCTATTTCTCCAAGCGTAG